TGTTAATGATTATAAGTTTGTACCTTATTCTACTATGGGTATTATGGCTAAAGAGTTAGAAATGCAGCAGATGGTATCAATGTTACAATCTATACCTAAAGATTCACCAGCTTTTAATGTAATACTATTAGCAGTATTCCAAAACTCTAGTATTCATAACCGTGACCAGATTGTACAATCACTTATGCAAGGTGAAGAAGTAGACCCTCAACAACAAGAATTAGAAAACATAGGTACTGACTTACAAATACAACAAGCTCAAGCAGATGTTCAGAAAACTTTAGCAGAAGCTGAAGAAGAGAAAGGAAAAGCAATGTTACATCAAGCTCAAGCTGCTATGTCAATGCCTAATGAGATACAAGTTGAAGAATCAATTATTAAATTACAGAAAGATGCTCTAACATTAGATAAATTAAGAGCAGAAATAAGCAATCAACAGTCAGAGACTCAAAGAAATATACCTGAGATGGACCATCTTAAGTCTGAGACTATACTTAACTTAGCTAAAGCTAGAGAAGCTGGTGCTAAGTCTATAATTAATACAACAGTTCAATGAAGACTGATGAACAGTTTTTAAGAGATAGATTAGACATGTTTGAAACCGAAGGGTGGAGAGACTTAATGTCTGATATGAAAAACACTGAAAGTATTGTAGAAGATATACGCAATATTGAAAGTGAACAAGACCTTTGGCACGCTAAGGGTCAGTTGCAAATACTAAGACAGTTGAGAAGTCTAGAAGATGCAACTAAACTAGCGGTAGAACAATCCTAGTCATAGGACTCTACCTAATATAACTTCATAACCCTAATAGGGCGGAGACCAAAATGAGTATAGTAGTAGAAGAAGCACCTTCAGGTGAAACACAGGTAACAGAAAATCAAGACGTAACAATAGAACAGGAAACTCAAGAGGATTTTATCCAAGCGGAAGCACAACTTGAAGCAGACCAACCCGAAGTTACAATTCCTGAGAAGTATGCTGGAAAATCATTAGAAGACGTTATTGAGATGCACCAAAATGCTGAAAGAGTATTAGGTAAACAAGGAATGGAAGTTGGAGAACAACGGAAACTCATTGAAAGTTTAATATCCACTCAACAACAAGCAACTAAAACTGCTCCACCAATAGAAGAAACAGTTCCCTTCGAGGACCAGTTTTATGCTGACCCTGCAAAAGCAGTTAACTCAGCTATAGAGCAACATCCCGATGTAGTAGTGGCTAGACAGACTAGAGCCAAACAAAATCAAGCGTTACAGACAGCTCAGTTAGAGTCTGCTCACCCTGATTTTACGGAAATAGTCCAAGACCAAGACTTTAAGGATTGGATTTCAGGAAGCAAGATAAGACAAGAGCTATTCCGTACTGCTGACTCTTATGACTTTGATTCTGCTAATGAGTTGTTTTCAACATGGAAACAAATCAATATGGCAGGTACTACAGCTAAAGTAAAAGCTGAAGAAAAAGTTAAAAGAGAAAAAGTATTACGTAAAACTAGTTCTGAATCACGTTCTTCTGGAGATTCAGTAGGTGGAAAGAAGGTTTACCGTAGAGCTGATTTAATCAATCTACAGGTAACAGACCCTAGACGATATGAGTCGTTGGCTGAAGAAATTCAGACAGCATACATAGAAGGTAGAGTCAAATAATAATCATTTATAAGGAGAAGTAAAATGGCATTAGGTTCTAATGGCGTTACTTTGGCTGTTGCTAATAACTTCATCCCGGAACTTTGGTCCGATGAAGTTATAGGTGCGTACAAGTCAAATTTAGTGGTAGCTAATTTAGTTACTAAGTTGTCTCATAAAGGTAAGAAAGGTGATTCAATTCACATTCCTGTACCTGCAAGAGGCGCAGCAAGTGTTAAAGCTGCAAACACTCAGGTTACATTGAGTGCTGCAACTAACACAGCAATTACTGTAACAATCGATAAGCATTATGAATACTCTAAGCTAATTGAGGATATTGCAGAGGTACAAAGTTTAGCATCGATGCGCAAGTTTTACACGGATGACGCTGGATATGCTTTAGCTAAACAAGTTGATACTGACCTAGTTACATTATGGGAAGGTTTTCAAGCTGGTACAGTAGCAGGTGCAAATGCAGCAGCTTGGGAGAAGGCAGTAATTGGTAGTGTAGGTACTACGCTATATACTGGTAACTCTTCAAACGCAGCAGACATTACTGATGCAGGAATCAGAGCAATGATTCTTAAACTAGATAATGCGAATGTTCCTATGGACAATCGTTATATCGTAATGCCACCAATTGCAGCGAATGACTTGCTTGGAATCAACAGATTCACAGAGCAACAGTTCATTGGTAATGGTGAAGCAATTAAGACTGGTAAAATTGGTATGATTTATGGTGTTGATGTTTACATCTCATCTAATTGTCCTACTACAACTACTGGTGATACTGCAACTGATAGAGTTGGTTGCTTATTCCACAAAGACGCTTTAGTCCTTGCGGAACAAGTTGGCGTAAGAAGTCAAACACAATATAAGCAGGAGTATTTAGGTGATTTGTTCACTGCTGATACTCTTTATGGAGTTGCAGAACTTCGTAACGATGCTGGTGTTGCGTTTGTAGTTCCAGGTGCTTAATTAATTAAGCTGTAGCCCCTTCTAACGAGGGGGTTATTCTGAATTAATTAGAGATTATATGCAAGACGAAGAAGGTAAATTAGAAATATCTATACGCATATTAGGTAATGAAATTATAGGTTTTCAAATGACTGTAGATGATTTTAAAATGAAATGGATGCTAGTAGGGTTGTTTGGTATTAGTGTTATTACTTGGATAATGGTGCAATTTGCTCCTCAACTAATGGAAACTTTTAACTAATGCCTTATTACGATTACGAATGTAAAGATGGACATGTATTTGAAGAGTTATGTTCATATAAAGAAAGAGAAGTAAAGAAAGAATGTCCAGAGTGCGGTAGTAAAGGTCAAGTTATTATGACTATTAATACTGATATACGCCCATCGTTTGGATATGAATCAACACAATGGAATCAAAGAGAACGCAAACGCATTAGCGAAACCAAAAACGGTACATATAAGGATAAATTTAGTGGACATATTTAAAGACACATGCGACCAAGACTCAGTAGAAAACTTAGAATTAGAAAGGTTTAAAGTTAAACTTAGAGAAATTTGGACACAAATGCTTGAGCAAACTTATGTTAAATATCCTTCTGAAGATATGGATATGGAGCAATACATGGAACATAATGCTTTGAAATTTGCAGATGAACCAGAAACAGAAGATGAGATTGATAATTTAATGAATATGTTAGATGAATTAATGACTCCATCAGAGGAACTAGAGGGTGTCCAATCAGAAGGTAAAGCACCTAAGTATGGAAGTACATCACTTAAATCAAACAACGAACAAGGTAAGAAAGAGGCAACATCTTATGAATATAAACACGCAAGTTCAAAAACTCCAAGCGACTCTCGTTCTGGAAATAAAGGTGGCTCGTATGCGGGTACGCCATCTGGCAGTATCAGTAAGAAAAAAGATGACAAAGTTATTAGAAGTTTTTCGCCAATGGCTGAAAGCCTTAGAGAAGAGTTAAAAGAGTTAATAGATAGACAGCGTATTGGCAAAAGACGACAATTGTTTAGAAGCTAATGTTTAAAATGCATTGGAAAAAAAGAAAAACCTTTGCCATGTTGTCTAACAAAAGGCAATGGGAAAGACAATTTGACCCTATAGAAACTGCTGAAACAGAAATACAAACTGAAAATGGATTATATCTTGCAACAGAAACACTTTTTGATGCAAATAACAATTCTTTAAATTACTATATTATAGCGGAGTAACGAATGGCACAAATTAAAGTATCAGCATTAACAGCATTAACCTCGCCAGATGGAGCAGAAGAGTTATATATTAATGATGGTGGTACTTCCAAAAAGATTACTATTGATAATGTAACAGAAAATAATTTTACAGATACTCTAAAGACTAAGTTAGATGCTATTGAAGCTAGTGCTGATGTAACTGATGCTACTAATGTAACCGCAGCAGGTGCATTAATGGATAGTGAGCTAGCGGGTATAGCTGCTGTAAAAGCCACTACAGGTACATTCTTAACTGCTGACCAAAATAAATTAGATGGGATAGAAGCTAGTGCTACAGCAGACCAAACTGCAGCACAGATTAAAACTCTGCTAGAAAATGGCATTGATAGTGTTCATTACGTTAATGGCTCTATAGACACAGAACACTTTGCAGCAGGTTCAGTTGATGCAGCAGCTATGGGAGCAAATTCAGTAGACTCTTCGGAGCTAGTTGATGGTAGTGTGGATTTATCTCACATGAGTGTAAACTCTGTAGATAGTCCTCAATACGTTGATGGAAGTATTGATGAAGTACATTTATCAGACAACTCTGTAGATAGTAGAGCCTATGTTGATGGAAGCATTGATAGAGTTCACTTAGCAGCAGACATTGTAGACGGTACTAAAATTGCAGATGACTCAATTAATAGTGAACATATAGCAGCCGATTCAATTGATGCCGAGCACTATGCTGCGGGTTCTGTAGACACTACTGCACTAGGAGCAGATTCTGTAACAACCGCTAAGATTGCAGACAACGTAGCATTAGGCGGAAGCCCAACTACAACAACTCAAGCTGAAAGTGATGATTCTACAAAAATAGCAACAACAGCTTATGTAGTTGATAAGATTACTACCCTTATTGGTGGTGCTCCAAGTACGTTAAATGATTTAAATGAATTGGCAGCAGCAATTAATGATGATGCTAGTTATAACTCAACTCTCACTACTGCCCTAGGTACAAAGATGCCTAAAGCTGGTGGAGCATTTACTGGAGCAGTAACTACTAACAGCACTATAGATGGTCGTGATGTTGCAGCAGATGGTGTAACTGCTGATGCAGCACTTCCGAAAGCTGGAGGTGCAATGACAGGTGCTATTACAACTAACTCAACCTTTGATGGTAGAGATGTTGCTACAGATGGCACAAAATTAGATGGAATAGAGGCTTCAGCTACTGCTGACCAAACAGCTGCTCAAATTAAAACTCTTTTAGAAAATGGGATTGATAGTGTTCACTATGTTAACGCAAGTATTGATGCGGAACACTTAGCAAGTGATTCTGTAACCGAAGCAAAGCTGGCTGCAAATTCTGTGGACTCTCAAGCCTATGTTGATGGCTCAATTGACACAGCACACTTATCAGCAGACTGTGTAACAGCAGCTAAGATTGGTAACGATGTAATTAACTCTGAACACTACGCAGCAGCTAGTATTGACAATGAACACTTAGCTGATAATGCAGTTGGTACAGCAGAAATAGCAGCCGATGCAGTAACAGGGGCTAAAATTGCAGATGATGCTGTAGCAATAGAACATATTGCAGATGCTTCTGTTGACGAAGCTAGATTACAAATTAGTAACGCTGGTACTAACGGACATGCATTAACTTATCAATCTGGCAACACAGGCAAACTTACTTGGGCAGCAAGTGGTGTAGCTGATGGAGCAGTAACAACAGCCAAGTTAGGTGCAGATTCAGTAACAGCAGCAAAAATAGGTGATGATGTAATTAACTCTGAGCATATAGCAGCAGGAGCAATTGACTTAGAACATATGTCTAGTCAATCAGTAGACGAAGATAATCTTCATATATCTAATGCTGGTACAAATGGTTATTTCCTTAGTTATCAAAGTGGAAACGCTGGCGACTTAACTTGGGCTGCTGCGGGTGGTGCAATTCCTAGTGGTACTGTAATGGTGTTTTTTCAATCAGGAGCACCTACAGGTTGGACTAAAGTTACAACGCAAAATGACAAAACATTAAGAGTAGTATCAGGAACTGGTGGTGGTACAGGTGGTGACTGGGCAATGTCTGCTGGTGAAACGACATCAACACAAGCAGCACACACGCATACTTCAGCAGCACATACACATACAGGTGCAGCTCACGTTCATAGTACAGCAGCACATACATTATCCATAGCTGAGATGCCTGCACACACTCACTCTAAACAATATGCTCCGGGTTCTGCTGCTGCTTATGTTGCTACTGGATATAATACGTTTTTTGACCCTGCTTCAGGTGCTACTTCATCAACAGGTGGTGGTGGTTCACATACTCACGGAAATACAGGTTCAACAACTCCGGGTGCTGGTGGTTCAACAACTCCGGGTGCAACTGGTTCGGCTGGCGGTCACTCACATACAATACAAGCACCACAGTATATTGATGTAATTATTTGTAGTAAAGACTCATAGGAGATAAAATGACAACATTAACAATAGTTAAAGATGATAGCTGGGTATCAGTAGATGGATTTGGAATAGAGCCAATAGACTGTTCAAGTCTTGCTTCTAACATACGTGTTATTCAATTTGATGGTACAAACGGATGGGTTGAATACAATGATGGAACAGATAATTTAGCTATTACTGCCATTAGTGATTACTCAGCTATTACAGACTTATGGACATCTGCTAAATCCACGAATGATACAGCAGTATCTGATTCGGCAACTGCAAAAACAAACTTAGAAGCGACATATGGTTGGAAACGCCAATATGATTTGACTACTAACTATGCTAGTATTGGAGAACAACTAGACCAACAGTATCACGATGCTGTAAATGGTACAACTACTTGGAAAGATGCTATAGCAGCAGTTAAGGCAGCACATCCTAAACCTTAATGGTGTATAATAATACTTTTAATTTTAAAAAATTAAAGTATGGCAAAAGGTAAAAAGAAAGCATTAGAAGTAGAATATACCTGTCCACTTGGAAGCGAGTGTGAAGAAATACGAGATAATAAAATGTTTCGGTGTATGTGGTACACGATGATTGCTGGTACTGACCCAAACACAGGGAAACTTATTGATGAGTGGAGTTGTGCTATTACTTGGTTGCCTACCTTACAGATTGAGATGGCTAATACTAATAGAGGACAGACTGCTGCAATGGAGTCTTGGCGTAATGAAACAGTTAAAGGTCAGAAAGAATTTAATTCTTTAATTGGAAACGAAGTAAAGAAAAAACTTACATGACTAACAGATTTCGTAACAATTTAATAGCTGGGTTAATAGTAATAATATTCTTAGTGGGTGTTGCTAAATCAGAACCTATAGTTACAGATTCAACTAGCACAGTTACATCAAATGGCAACATGGTAACAACAGTTAAGTCGCCACCGCCTAGTGCCATATCACCTAATTTTGGTGGTAGTAATTCAGACTTATGTACAATATCTTCTAGTGGTTCAGTACAAACACAGATACTTGGTGTGTCATTAGGTGCTACATATACGGAAGATAATTGTTTAAGGTTAAAGAAAGCACAGAAATTGTATATGTTTGGTATGAAAGTTGCAGCAGTTAGTGTCATGTGTCAAGACCCAGATGTATGGGCTGCAATGATGTCGGCTGGAACACCCTGCCCTATAGATGGATTAATAGGACAGCAAGCTAAAGATGCTTGGGCAGTTAAGACAGCAGAAATACCAATGCCAAAGGATGAACATGAAATTACAGCAGAAGAAAAGCGTAATAAAGCACTCAGCATTATGGGTACTGTTGCTGCTGCCTTTATGTTCTTTTAGTTATACATTTGGTTACACAAGTAATGTAGCTATATATGGTTACACTTGGCAAATGAATACACCGACACTTGGTGTAAGTGCTGAAACAGGTTTAGATATTAGTGGTGTAATTTATAATTACACAGCAGTAAAAGATTTAGAAGATGACTTTACAGTTACAGTAGGCAATGAAGATTTAGATGGTGGCTATATTTGGAAAGATACAGAAGATTGGTCTAACAAATATGGAATGAAATTACGAAAGTTTGTACCTATACCCTACACACCAGTAGAGTTATTTGGAAAAGGAAGTATAGCTACAACAGGTACAGGTAGCGTAGAAGATGCAAGTGTAATTTATATGTACAGATGGGATAATTGTCGTAACGCACAGAACGACCCTAGCTGCCCTAATTATATACAACCCTTACCAGTCATTCCAAAAATAGATATATACGATGTAATGGACGATGACGCAGTTAAAGACGCTACGGAGGAAACTGATAGTGATTTATACAAAGAAGAAAAAGAAACCGAGCAAAACGACGAAGCCGAAGAAGAGAAGCAGTTATTAGAAATAGCATTGGCATCCACTTCAAATGCTTTAACTATAGCAAATGCAGCAACACAATCAGCTATATTGCAAAGTATGAATATAGCAACAAATGTAAGTTCTTATTACAGCTTTGTAATTCCAAGTACAACATATCAAGACACAGTAAATTTACAAGGTGGAAA